TATGAAGTTGTGTGATAGCAACTCAAACATACTCGAATGGTCATCTGAAGAGGTGATAATACCATACAAATCACCCATAGACAATCGCTTTCATCGATACTTTGTTGACTTCTGGATACGACAGAAAAACAAAGACGGTAAGATCGTAGAAAAACTTATCGAAATCAAACCAAAGAAGTATACAAAGCCACCAACAAAGCAAAAGAAGATAACAAAGAGGTATGTCTCTGAAGTTCAGACATGGGGCATAAATAATGCTAAGTGGGAGGCTGCAAAAAAGGTCTGCACTAAAAAAGGCTGGGAGTTTCTGATTCTAACAGAAGATCACATAAATGGTTGAAAAAAGAGAAAATGTAATTGGAAATATTCAAAAGGAACTTGAATCCGAGGGGTTTACAAGCAAGACGAAGGCTCGTAAATGGATCGTAGACAAGATTCAAAGCCTGAAGAGAAAGCCTATCTCGAAAAGAGTTTTGGCTTCTCAAGTAAGAAAAGGTAAAGCATCTGCCGCACAGATTCGAGGCAAGATGTACTTCTTCAATTACGACCCCAAAACGAAAAAGAAACTTCCCTACTACGACACCTTTCCAATGGTGATTATTTTAGAAATATACAAAGACGGTTTCTTGGGTGTCAACCTACACTACTTGCCAATCAAACTCAGAATGAATCTTCTCTCGAAGTTTATGAAACTGCTGACAAAGAATCCCCCAACAGATAAGAGTCTGGCTCGTGTGAGATACAAAACCATAATGAATTTTGCTAAATATAGAGGCGTCAAGCCATGTATTAAGCGATACTTGTCTCGTCATGTAAAGTCTCAGATCGTTGAGATTCCTGCTACAGAGTGGGAAATTGCATCAGCACTGCCACTGGCGAGATTCAAAAAAGAAAGAGAATCTGTGGTTCACAGAGAAAGCACAAAGAATGCCTAAGTTTTTTATCAGCGATGTAATCGCAAATGTTGGCAACTTTAGTTACAGTTCAGCAAATCGATTTTCAATTGAATTCATCGGTGGTCCATTCGAGAACGGTGACTTGTTGTTCACAGCAGGTAGAAACCTTCGCTTCTACATCACATGCGAAAATGTGTCGATGCCAGGTCAAGGCATTTCGACTGCTGAAGCAAAAATACATGGCCCAATCAAAAAGATGCCATACACAAAAAACTACACAAACACGTTCGAAGCCACCTTTCGTGTAGGCGAAGACATGTTTGAAAGACTCGTGTTTGAGTCATGGCACAATAACATCATAAACAAAAGATCAAACAAAGTGAAGTATTACGATGATTACACAGCGGTTGCTATCATTCGTATTTACGACCAAGAAGATCGTGAAATCTTTAACTCGGTTGTGACAGGTGTTTATCCAGAAACTATCGGCGACATCTCTCTTGATCACAGTTCGAAAGAAATGATCAGGCAATCAATCACGTTTGCTTTTCACGAAACACTTGCTTTCGGTGATCCAAAGAACACCTTTGAAGTTATTCAGAACAACATCTTTAGTGGTCTGATTAACCCATCAACCATTACAAGAATTGTCGAAGACGGAAGATTGTCTTTTGGTGCTTTAGAACCAGTCAAGAGTCTTTCTGCAATCTTCAATGGAAACTCACCGATTGCTTTTGAACCAGGTTCACAATCAAGAATTGATGTTGTGAGTTCACTTACAAATATACTAACAGGACAGCGAAGAGGCCGACTTGAAGAGATTGAATAAGGAGTAGATTATGCCTTTACCGGTTGTTGCGACACCCAAATATGATTTGACATTACCTATATCAGAAAAGAAAATTACATTTCGTCCATTCTTGGTGAAAGAAGAAAAGATTCTTCTCATTGCCAGTGAGTCAAAAAATCAAAGCGAGATTCTAAACTCTCTTCGTACAGTTGTGACTAACTGTGTAGAAGAAGACATAAACATCGACGAGTTACCCCTAGTTGATGTTGAGTATTTGTTTCTGCAACTAAGAGCCAGATCTGTCGGTGAAGTTGTAGAGTTGATTCGTGAGTTGAAGTCTGGCGAAAAAGTAAAACTAAAAGTTGATCTCACATCAATTGGAATCAAAAAGAAAAGAGTCAAGTCTGACATTAAACTAACCGACAAGATTGGTATAAAACTCAAAAGTCCAACATTCTCTGTGTCGAAGATGGACGGCGAAGACGAGACAGAAAAACTATTTGACATTCTATCTGAGTGTGTTGAGTCCATTTATGATGAGAACGGAGTGTACTCTTCGAAAGACTTTACCAAAACAGAACTCAAACAGTTTCTTGAAAGTCTAACACAATCTCAGTTCAAACTACTGACAGATTATTTCGAGGCTCTGCCAAAACTTTATCACGAAGTTGTATATGAAGATCCAAAAACAAAGAAAAAGGAAAAAGTTGTATTCAACAACATCTATGATTTTTTTTGATATGCCTTTTCCATGATAACTTGAAGAATCACTATATCTGGAACTTTAATATGATGACCCATTTCAATTACTCTTTGACCGATATAGAAAACATGATTCCTTGGGAAAGGCAAATCTACATGCAGCAACTTATACATCATGTGGAAAAACAAAACAAAGAACTAAAGAGTAGGAAAAATGGTTGACGATCCAAAAACAATAAAGGTCATGGAAGAACTGGTCAAGGCTTTGAAAGAAAACACAAAGTCTTTGAGTGGTGACGATTCACAAGATCTGGAAGAAATCAAAGACAGTATCAAAGAAAGCAATGACGAACTTGTTGATAGTCAGAAGAAAAACAACATCAAAGAGGCTGAGAACAGAAGAGAAGGACAAAGAGAACAAAAGAAACTTCTCGATATGTTTAGTGGTATTGGTGATTCGTTGCTGAAGTTTGGTCAAAGTATCTCTGAGTCGATCAAAGGAGTTGTTGGTAGCGGGTATCTTAAAGATCTCGCACTTGGCTTTGCTGCTCTTGCTGGTGGTGTTTTTGTGTTTGGCGAAAACTTCGCGGCCGTCGTTCAAGCATCAATTTTTGGACCAATAATCAAAGCATTCAGATCTTCTTTCGGTGTCAAGATTGTTGAGTTTATTGGTAAGACAGTTGGGCAGATAGGAAAAGTTTTTTCTGGTGTCGGTAAATTCTTTGGCCCGATTATGAAAGCAATCAAACCAATTATCAAAGTTGCAAGCAAAATACTTCGTCCACTCACAAAACTTTTACCTATTGCGTTCAAGTTTCTCTCTAAACTTTTCTTACCACTCACCATTCTTCTAGGTGCAATTGATGTCAT